ATGATCGACTGGTTTACCGGAATCCTGCCTTGCACACACCGACCGTTACCGGCTGGTAGTGTCGTCAGCGTCGATGCTGACGGTGCAGTGGAGTGGGAAACAGTAAAACGGTTGACCGTTCGCGGTTCGCATGAGTCCACAATGAAAGTAAGGTCTGTTGGATCTGATGGTGAAGGTCGGGCAACACATCTCTACATTGACGGTAATCCATCAAAGTTTTTGCAAGGTCACTCTGTTATCGGTTCCGACGATTTGCAAGGGTTGGTGTTAACAGCTTACGCCAGAATATTGGCATTACTGCATATTCCTCATGATCTACCATCCTATCGGCAGGTCATGGAAGGGCAATTTAAGATCTCGCGCATCGATATCAATTACATGTATTCATTGTCAACATTAGAAAATGTCCGCGCATGGTTATATGCCGCAGAATTTAAAGCTAAAACTCGCCACGGTCGCGCCTGTGGTAAAGGTGGCACTGTTTACTTAGGGAAAAACTCCCGTCGTTGGAGCCTGAAATTTTATTCAAAATATGATGAGCATACATCTGGCAAAAAAGGGCACCAGATGGCAGACGAATTCGTTAAAGCTGGTTTACTGGACTGGTCAAAAGATAAATTACGCATTGAATTAACATTAAGAACAACTGAATTAATTGATTTGAATCTTACGCTTGGTAATAGCTGGAATATTGAGACGCCCAATAAATTATTCTCTGACTATGTAGGGAGAATAGAAATGAATCAAAATACTATATTAACTGATGAAAAAATAATTAATCTCCCAAGAAAAATACAGTCTACATATTTATTGTGGAAGCAGGGCGCGAACATGAAAGAGATGCTACCGAAACCTACATTCTACCGACACCGTAAAGAATTACTTTCTTTCGGAATAGATATTAACTTTTATTGTGAGTCACCGGATTCTAATAACGTTGTTCCGTTGGTTCGTACTCTTGAAGCCAAACCAGCCAAAATTCCATCATGGGTTTATGAGAAAGGTTTAATTTTCGATTATAACCGTATTTCACATGCCAGTAACTGGCATTAAAGGAGAGTGATATGTCTAATTATGGTCTTTTTGTAAAAGGTAAAATGCTTGGTGCTCGCCAGCGTAATAAGGTCAATGGTCAGGGATACTATAATGAAATTGGTGTTGGCTTAGAGATTCCTGATGGTTTTGGCGGCACTAAGCAAGACCAGATTATTATTCGTGTATCTCAGGCTCTTGTTAATGCCGGTGTAATGAATCAGGCAAATAATTTTATCGGTAAGTTAGTCCAGATACCTGTATATGTTCGCGTCTGGTCAATGGAGGGGAGGGAAGGAGTAACTTATAACATTTCATCAGATGGCGGCATTACTGAAATAAAAGGCTGATTATGGATACATCAGGTTTCGATATTCAGTTTGATAATCATATTCCTGAAAATGGTTACCGTATTGAAGGTTATTTATGTAATGCGAACAATGCAAAAGAATGTCAGGCAATAATGGTACGTTCTGAACCATTTCATCAAATTGATTATTCTGCAATGGGAAATTACTGGACATTAGGTTTTGGCTCTGTCCTGCTGCTCTGGCTTTTTTCTGTAGGTGTGGGACAGGTAATAAAGATGGTTCGTACTGCTTGAATGCGAACCTTTAAAATGTAATGGAGATAGAGTTATGTTTAAAAAAATCGTTAGTTTTCTGGCTGTACCTGCATTAATGGCTGTTTCTGGCGCGACTTTCGCTGCAGAAGGAGCGGCATCAAGTGGTGTTGATTTATCGCCGCTGACGAACAGCATTGATTTCAGTACAGTTCTGGTTGCGATTATGGCCGTTGCTGCTTCACTGGTAACACTTTATGCCGGTGTCGCTGGCGTTCGCTGGGTATTGCGTACCGTTAAATCCGCATAAATTCATTATTCATGGGCGATGCAATATCGCCCGTTTTACTTGAGGTTATTATGGAGATTGAATTATGGAAATTGGGTTCCCTTTTATGGGGGATCGTCTCAGCTTATGTCGTTATTCTTGGGCTAAGAGGCTGACGGTTTATTCCTTTATTTTTTCCTTTCTCTGGGTTTCCTTTCCCCGATATTCATATTCATTTGTACCAGCAATTGCAGCAGTGGCTGCGCGGGCTGTTATTCCTAAAGTCGTTGGCCGGGTGCTTGTTCGTCGCTTTGCTGCCAATGATGCGATTTATACGGCATCACAGCTTACAGCAACCCGTGTTTTTGTTGGCCGAGCTGCGGCTAATGCTGCCGAATACTTGCCTGCTGCCTCATCATACAAAATGAGCGGTGTCGCAACGTGGGCGGGTATTGCTGCTGCTGTATCATCTTTTGTTCCGTCTTCTTTGAGTTCATCTGACGGCTCGGTAATGGTAATGACTAACGGTAAAAAGATTTCCGATAATTTATATGAAGTAACGTACAGTGGTCAAAGTGGTGAAAGTAAGACGATAACCGTTAATTTTGAACCACAGGAATTAAGTCCGGTAATCCTTCATGTTAGTCGTAATAATGTGGATGCGGGTTCTCCAGTTGTAGGTGTTGAAACAGGATATTCCACGCCAGATAATGCACTTTATTATTATCAGGATTCGAAAGAGCTAATTTATTACTATGGTGATAATCCAACTGAAATTGCCAGAAATTATCTTAATGACTATAACTCGCGTACTTATACTGAAACACTAACGAATTTTGAACGCACTGTGACGAATAAAGTTGTCAACAGTAATGGAGATGTATCCTTTACTGAACAGAATTATAAGTTTACTTATCCTTCCTCATTTTATGAAATACCTGAGATTACACACTTGTATAGCAACCCGGCCGCATCTTCATTTCCCGCAGGTATTCCCATGTATGAAAATGTAGCAGGGCTTCCCATGTATTACAGCGTTGCTTATTTAACAGCAGGCAAGCAATATCAGTATCACAACACGCCTTGTAAAACGACTAATCAGTCAAATGGTGGATATTCGACGATTTGCGCCGTTCCTGAAAAAGAGGATTACACCGCAAAAGATATTGATGAAAAGAGTGAGCTTACTATCTGGACCAATACCAAATATAAAGCCATGACGGAAGTACTGGAGGCCGGAAATATTGAGTCCATGATTGATTATCTGGAGTATCTTGATAGTGTTAGTGTATCGCCAGCACTTCTTGCCGACATGATTAACGAGCTGTGGTCTGAAGCTGCCGTTAATGCCGATTATAACGGCTTACCGTTTAAAGAGGTTTCACCGGCTGAAGTAACTTCTGCGATGTCGGAACTTAGGCTATCTCCAACGTTATTAGATATGCTTTCACCTGTATCTGACAGTGCAGGGGCTGACGTCAATATTGATATTACCATTAATAACAACTCAGGATCTGACACTGGAAATAATGGCAATATAGATTTGGGAGAAGATCCCGGTGTAAAAGAGCCTGAGCTTGAAGAAACGCCAACGGCAAGAGATATTTTAACGCCAATTATTAACTTGTTGCCTTTTACAAACGAATTTAACATCGGCTCTCGTTCAGCATCCTGCCCCGTTGTTGAATTCAGCGTGTTTAATCACCAGTACAGAATTGACTCCCATTGTCCGTTAATTGAGCAGAACAGAAGCGCCGTAGAAACCATATTTCTGATTATATGGGGATTTGTTGCGCTCCGTATTATTCTGAGTGCCTAAAGGAGTGCAACTATGTTTGGGATTCTGATTAGTGCATTAAATACTTTGTTAGGTTTTGTATTCCGGTCATTGATTATTAAATTCGTCGTATTCTTTGCGCTGTATTTTGTAGTCCAGGGCTTCGTTGAAATCCTTGTTGAGTTACTGCCAGATTCAAGCAATCTCTCATCGCTGTTTGCCAATTTATCAGACGGATTCTGGTACTTCATTAACCTGAGTAAATTACCACAGGGGATTAGTATGATTATCTCCGCAATGGCTACTCGTTTTATTATTCGACGTATTCCTGTTATAGGGTGAGTTATGGCTATTTCTGCATATATTGGCATACCCGGCTCAGGAAAAAGTTATGAAGCCGTTTGCAATGTCATTATTCCGGCATTTACCAGCGGCCGGAGAGTTGTGACGAACATTTATGGTTTACAAAAAGATAAAATCACCGAACGTTATCCTGATGCAACGGGAGAAATTATTGTTGTGGATAATGATGATGTGCTTAAAGCAGATTTCTTTCCTTTTAAAGGTGGGGAAGGGAGCTTTTGCCAGTTTGGTGATTTAATTGTTATTGATGAAGCATGGCGAATCTTCGGTAGCGATAAGGATATGACGGCTGAGAAGAAATCATTTATTGCTGAACATCGTCATTTTACGCACCCTGAAACGGGTATTAGCTGTGATTTGGTTATTGTAAATCAGTCACTTTCTAATATTGCTCGCTTTCTGAAAGACAAAATAGAAACAACTTACCGGATGCGCAAGCTGAAAGCGTTGGGCCTGAATAATCATTACTGCATTGACGTATATTCAGGCCACAAAATCTATAAAAGCAACCTCGTCACCAGTTATCGCAATAAATATAATCCTGATATTTTTGAACTTTACAAAAGCTATGAAGGAAATAACGGTAATGAAAAGCAGACAGATAAACGCCAGAGCATCTGGAATTCTGGCAAAGTCAGGTTCTTTCTTGTGCTTTTTCCATTGATGTTTATCGGGTCAGGCTGGCTGATTTACTCATTTTTCAGCACGTTTGGCCGAAGCGATCCCTCGCCAGATTTGGCTACAACAGATGTACGTGATGCGGCCATGTTTCGTTCTTCCGCTGCTACTCCAGCACCAGATACTCCCTCAGAACCAGCTGAACCGCCACTTTCAACCGAGTGGCGTATATCAGGGAGAATGACCAGTGAAGGCAGGGCGTTTGTGATTCTTGTTAACAGTGCCGGTGTTTTGCGTGCCGTTCCTGCATCCAGTTTTAATTACAAAGGGATGTTGATGAGCGGAATTATTGATGGTGAGCGTGTGACGCTTTATACGGGGAAAAAATAATGAAAAAGATTTCACTCGCATTAACGCTACTATTTTCTTCATGTGCTTTCGCAGGGGCAGAGCTTGAATTAAATAAAGTCAAGCTACCGGAGGCTATTTCTCTTATTTACAGTGAGGTGCTTAAAGTCCCGTATATGCTAGATCCACAGCTTGTTAATGATGAACGAATGATTACATTCAGGTTAACACCTGATATTGATGAACGGGAATTTGTAACCCGTTATCTTGGCAATATGAACATTCGAATATGGACGAAAAAGGGTGTTGATTTTATCGCGCCCTATACGCCGAAAGAGCCGGTTAAGCCACGTTTTACATGGACTTATACGCCTCAGTACCGTTCTGTTGCCTACCTGTCTGATATTCTTGGCGGCTACGTTTCAGGCTCCTTCAATAACAGTGGAGCAATCGTTAACTGTCTGTTTTGA